AGTGAGTAATCTTTGCTATAGTATCACCCAGCCCTTTACTTTCTTGATTTTTCATCGTCTATCTTTTTTTCTAAACTGGTAAATTTCATATCGGCCGCCATACCCAATATTTTAATATCGTCTATAATGCTACTCATTATTCTTTCTAACATATCTACCTTTCTCCACTGGAAAATTTGTATTGCCGCTAGCACCACAATTATTCCTATATACACGTTCTCGTTTGTTATTTCTAAAACCATTTAAGTATTTTCTTTTAAATTAATGTTTTCTGATGAATCTTTATCTTTTACATTTACGGTGCCTTTGATGTGCTTTGGATAGTAAGGACAATGTCTGCAGTGATTACCACAGCACTGACCTCTCTGTAAATGGAAAAGAGCCGTAAAAACGACTCTTTCTCCTTCTACGTAGTAGTGAATATCTTCTACCATTCCATCTTTATATGATTTCGCATGCTCCACCTGCACAAGCTAGTTCTCCTTTTTGATCCGTATTGTCGTTCAACTCTACGACCTTACTAAGATCTATTTCGTGAAGATTTTTAATTATATCGTTGAATTGCTCTTCTGTGATTGTTTCGAAAGGCGCTTGAACGTAACTACCGTTGTCGTAAGGCAAACATGATAACGCTGTGTAGTTATTTCTGTTGTTCCACGCCCACTCAGTTACTTCTGGCCACTCTTCGTCTCTTAAGCTGATTGTTACTGAAACGTTGTGCGTATTTCTACCGCCTCTGTGTCCTGGCTTGATCCACTCTTTGTGTATCTTTTCTAATCTGTGTAAAAGATCTAATGCTTTTTCGTCTCTAGTAATTGCTCCTTCTGGTGCCTTTTGAGGAATTGTTACTATTGCTTGAGTTTGAGGTTTAAAGTACTCGTCTTCTATTAACTCTGGGTGATGAATCGATAAGTGAGTGTACAAAGATTCGTTCTTTCCCAATCTCATTCTTCTGTAATAGAATTTATCGTGCCATGCGTGTACTCCTGAAGAGGTTCCCAATACCATCGAAGTTGTACCTGATGGTTTAACTGTTGTACATCTTGCAGATTTATTAATTCCAATTATTTTTGCTACTCTTTCGTTTTCTTCTTTTACTATCAAGGCCGCTTCTTTCATATTCAATTTAAGAACTGCTCCAGATGCAATGCCTGTCATACCAATTCCGATCAACGCATCTTTCTCTGTTGTTCTCTTCCAAATATCTCTTAAGTAATGGAAGTCAGTGTAAGAGGCTTGTAGTGTTCCAATGAATGCCGCTTGCTTAACTCTTTCGTTATAATCGTCTTGTGATTCTAAGTTAGACACATTCACTTCGCATAAATTGCAGAATTGAAAAGATCGTAATGCAATCTCAGCACAAGGATTAGTTCCCCAATCTTTATCGTTTGTTAAGAAAAATCCAGGTTCTCCTGCTTTTGATAATTCAATCTTCTTGAATAGATCAAAGAATTCCTCTTTTTGAATTCTGTCTCTTAATAAGACTGCAGAATTGTTTGCTCTACCGCGTTGTGGATTTGCTTCCCACCAAGCTCCGAATTTAGAGGTTAACATGTCTTCATCGTCGAAACTGAATAGACTAATTAAAGCCGCTCTACGAATACCGCCTGATAATACTGCGTCTGCAATATAACAGATCATATCGTGACACTCTAATGGAGATAGCTTCTCGCCGTTTTCTTTACGATCCAAAATCTTTTGAATTTGGAACAAACACTCTTTTAATGGTTCTGGTCCTGGCGCTTTACCGCCTGCCGTAATTAACATTGCGCCCTTTGGTCTAACGTCCCTAAAATCGAATCTAGGTCTTGGACCGCCAACTAAGTAAGACTTCATTAAAATCTTTACTGCGTCTGCCCAACCTTCTATAGAATCTCCAACTAAGAATCGCTTTTCTTTCGTTGGCTTTGTAATTTCCGGTAACTCGTCGATGTGATGCTTTTGCACCGAGTATCCAACACCGCAGCCTCCTAATAAAAGGAACATTACTTCGCTAAACACCCTCCAATCGTTAACAGGAGCAAAAGAGCAGTTAAATATACGAGCATTATTAATTTCAATGGGCTTACCTGCAAACTGCATCGAACGCATTGATGGAAGAATTTTTTTATCATATACTAGTTTATAAGCCTCTTCAATTTCTTTGGATAGTTGCGGGAATTTTTTCTGATGCATTTCTTTGTTTCTCGTAACTATCTCGTTCCATGTTTCTCTTCTCTGTAACTCGGGTAAATACTTGGCATACTTGTTATATACCGTAATGTCAGATAGAATCTCCTGCGTAATATCCATTTCGCTTGTTTTTTTTATGTTTTATTAAATAATTGAGCCCAGTTTAGCCGTTAAGCATATTTTTATACCCCTATTATGGTTCGAAACCTTTTAAAGAAAATGTCAAGGAAAGCTTCTAATTACCTAGATCCTGGAGCCGTTGTGTTGGAAGTAGGCGTTTGAGTGAACTGTGCCTGTGTTTTAGATATGCTATCTAATTTAGACACATTGATCTTATTATATTGATCTGGAGCTAGTGCATTTAATTGCGCTATTTTATCATTATACTTTTGGTTAGTAGCTGCTGATCTAAAATTGTCCCCTTTAGGCGCTCTTTTAAATAAATCGATCAAAAATTTCATAGGATGCGTTTTGTACTAATAAATATGGCCTTTTTGTGATAAATTTATATGTTCATCTCAAAGAATTTCTTAGACAGGTAATTTTTTTCATCCGCAGTGAAGCTTCCGTTATTGCCATGTCCAGTTGGTTTTCCTGTGTCAAAAGTCAAATCGTCTTCGTTTATCTCGTCTTTGTTAATCTCAATCCTTCCACAATTGGTGTTTACCTTTGCTGCGTAGGTCATACCGTCTGCGCCGTATCTATTTTTCATTACGTGCATTCTGCCTGTACCGTTTACCTTGTCCTGTCTCTTTCTTGATAAGGACATTGCAAAGTCAGCAATCATCATCTTGTTGTAAGATCCAGCGGCCTTGTCTCCTTCAATTACGTCGTCCTTGGCTCCCATTCTATTTACTTGGGACACTGTCCACACTGGTACTTTGATTTCTCTTGCCATACCTTTGACTGCTGTGTATACATCGTCTATCGCGTCCTTTGGGTCTATAGATCTTGTTTTGCTCTTTAACAAGTCAACGTAGTCTATAATGACTAAATCTGGAGGATGCCCTAAATCTCTACACTTTTGAATGTGATTCTCTATGGTGTTAGGTGTGGTTTTACCCATTGGAAATTCTTTGATAATTAACTTGCCTTTTAGCTTGTCAATTTCTTGTTGAACTTTGTCTCTGTTCAAGTGAATCTGTTGAACGTCTATGCCTGTAAACAACGCATCGTATCTTTTACCAATATAGTCTTCTGATAATTCCAAAGTGTAGTGATTAACTGTAAAACCCATTTGCACTGCTATGGCGCCTAAGTTTACCAACAACCACGATTTACCTCCACCAGGATTTCCGAATATAATGCCTAGATCTCCTACACCCAAACCTCCCATCAGCAATTCGTTTAGGTTCGCCCATGGAGTTGCGATAGGAGAACGCTGCTCCATTCTATAACGAGTTTCCATGTCCTTCTCGTATTCGTGTCCTATTCTCTTGTCTTGACCAGCTTTTAACGCTGTATCGATCATTGATCTAATCTGATCGAATTCACCTTTCTCCAAAAGACTAACAGAATTCATAATTGCATTCTTCATCTGCTGATTCTTACAGAAGTTGGAAAATTCGCTCTCTACGTATTCTCTGTCTTCGTCTGTAGCTTTCAAAGAGTCTTTTAATTGTTCTACTACGCTTACCTTTAATACGTCGTTGTCGATCTTCTTAACTTCGACCTGTAAAGATTCCATAGAAGGCGTTGTGTGATACTTGTAATAGTACCTTAATATCTCTTGTACAATCCACTTGTGCGCTGGATTATCGAACATCTCTACGTCCAAAATGTCGTTTATATTTTGTAAGAATTCTTTATCTTTTAATAAGCTCGATAAAACCTTGATTTGAAAACCTACTCCGTATTGCTGTAACTGATTTAAAACTGCCATAACTTATTTATATTTTGATAACTGGTGAAAATGATTGTGTAACCACGACTGGAGATTTGCTATCGAATTTCCTAGGTCGTCTTCGTGATAAATTTCCATAAATTCCTTCGATCTATAAGTCTTGTTAGGACTCGCCAACATTTCTTGTATTTCTACAATGGAATCTTCTGGTATGTTGGGATTCGTTAGATCCATTAGCTTTTCGTTTATCTTTAATTGATGCTCAAAATTTCTAATATTCATGAATGCTTTTCCATCTCCGTCTTTTGCTTTTTGTAGAACTTCTGTTAAAGTCATTTTATTGTAGCTCGCTAATTCCGGATAAAGTTTTGTTATCGTCTTTGGTCCGATACCTTTAATTCCAGGAACATTATCTCCAGAATCTCCGGTTAAAACTTTGTAATTCAAAAAGTTTTCGCTACTAACTCCGTATTGGTCTAAGACTTTTTTGGGAGTGTAGAAGATTTTTTTCGTAGGAGAATATACAGTTATCCTTTCAGATACGAGCTGTAAATAATCTCGGTCTGAAGACATTATTGTAAAATCTGTGTCCATCTGTTGAGTGATGTAACCGATAACATCGTCTGCTTCTATTTTGTCTATCGAAATTAAATCTACAGGCAAACACTTCAAATAATCTATCAATCTAACCAACTGATTTGTGATTGCTTCTGATTCTTGTTCCTGATTCTCAAAAGCATCCCAGTTAGTGACCCTGCGTATGCCTCTATTAGCTTTGTACTCTGGATAGATATAACGTTTATTCGTTGATGAACCCTTGCCATCGAACGCCAGAATCACTCTGGTAGGTCGAATCAAGTTGATGGCAAAACCAAGCGACCTTAGGTAACCTGTTAATCCACCAACGTGATTCAAACTCTTGTTAAAATGCTGTATAACTGTAAATGCTCTTAGGAAAGTATTCAGTGAATCGATAATTAAAATTCTATCGTTTACCTTTAGATCTTCTTTTGTCTCTTCAACTTCTGCCTTTCCAAGCGAATCAAATATCTTTTGGTAATCTTTATTCATGTTCTGAACTGTCAAATATGTCTTTAATGTCTTCGTCAGCCTCTTCAACTACATCGAAATCTTTTGAACCCAATGTTTTTAGCCACTGATGAGAATACTGTTTCTTGTAATTGTCCAATGCTTTCTTATCGTCGTCAATAAATCCGTGTACTGTCATAATAACCTTGTTCAAAGCAGTAACTCCAGTAACGTGGTTCTTATCGCAAGAGATTTTTGTTCTCTTTGCAAACTCAACCTCTTTACCATTCTTGGTAGCTTTGATCTTGTTTGTACCTGCATTAGTAACGTTTCCGAAAGTGATAATAAGAGACGCGTCAAAGAACATTGTGTCTCCGCCTTTATTCTTCATCTTTGGTTGACTCATAATAGTTTCAGGTTTTGCGACCCAAACTTTATTGATAGCAACGAATGAATTTGTGTAAGGTTGACTCTCTTTTCTTGATAACGCAATCTTCTGATTAACGAACTGTCCGAACTGTTGTGACATAGCGCCCGCATTCCACTCGTTATTGTTCTTGTTTGACTCTATTGATAGTCGGCATGGGACGGAGCCCACAGAGTCCCAAAAGAAACAGATATCGTAAGGCAAGTTTCCTGCCTTCTGCTCGTCCAAAATATCCAAGATAAATGCTGATACGTCTTCGATACAATTCATCTTTTCTCTATCAACGAATATAAAAAAGCCTTTGTAATCGGATACTACGCCGTCTTCGTCAGCGACCTCTTCGAATTGCAATCCCATTTCTTTAGCGTGTTCCCAACTCCATTTCATCTCGGTAATAATGAAAACAGGTAGAATGCCCATTTTTTGAGCGTTAACTGCTGCTTCCAATAAAGCTGTTGTTTTACCAGTATCGGAGTGACCTCTCAATAAAGTAATATGACCCTTTGGAATACCCGGGATTTGTAATGCGTCTTGAAACGATTTTGATAAAGGAATCCACGTTTGATCTTTGAATTTTATAGACGTAGAAGATAAATTCTTTGACTTCTTAAAGTTGTCCAAGTTGAATTCTGTCTTGATAGCTTTTGATATGGAGCTATTTAACCCTTCTTTAGCCTTTGCCATTGGTGCGGTTTAAAAAGCCCTCGTTTTTAGGTGAGGGCTTATATGAATTTAGAAGTTAAAAAGGTCGTCGATTTTGCTATCGATCTCTGTCTTACTTGTGTTCAAAGTGAAAGCTGCTTTTGGCGCTTCTTCTTTTGATTCCCAAGGTAAGTCGCCTGTTTCAGCAGTTTTTTCAACTACTGCGTCAGCGTTTTGCTTGATCTCTTCTTCAGGATTTAAGTGAGCTAATAAAGCCGCTTTCATCTCTTCGTAAGAGTAACGCTTGAATAATGTATCTGGCTCTGGTTGAGTTGTTAACCATAACTTTACTTTGTCAGCATCTTCTGATAACGGAGTAACTTTTGTTCTAACTCTTACGGTGCTAGTGTTGTACATTAATCCAGTGGTTTCTTTACCAGCTGTGTCGACTGTAATGTCGTGACCTTGAATAGGATCTGTAAAATCCCCTACGTCTTCATCCTCTAAGATTGCTAACAAATCCATGTAGACTTGCTTGCCGAATTCCCATAGCCTTACGCCTTTCTCTTCTTCGCCTCTTACGATGACTGGAACGAATACACGTAATTTTGGTTCTAGCTTCTTAGCAGTTTGCCAATTGTCTCTTTCGTTAGACTTACGTAAGCCTTGTGCGAATTCAACGATTGGATCTTTTTCGCCGAAAGAAGTCGGAGAAATCATGGTCTTGTTGTTGATGCCGTAGTGGAAAAATAATTCCTTGAATGGATTCGATTTGTTGTACACGGATGGTACAATACGAACTAAGTGTTTACCTACAGTAGGTTTCCAGATTGTTAAACTGAAATCCTTTTTCTGTCCGCCTCTTGGATTTTGTAGGGAAGCGAGCCTAGACTTTAATTGGGAAATGTCCATAACTGTTGTTTAATAATTTATTATATAGCTAATATACTAAATAAATTCGAAAGAAAAAAATTTATTTTTCAGTGAGAGCTATACGGCAACTATCTTGTGGATAGAGGTATTTAGCTTTCTTAGATCTTCGCCTTGGGTCAATAGGATAGAGTTCCTATAGTCAGGCCAGTTCACCATAAACTTGCTGTCCAATACTCCATTATTCAAAGTTTTGATTAGGGTATTAAGGGCGTTAATGGTGTATAGTGTGTTTGAGTCTTTCTTTCTGTGCAATAGAATAGTATTCGGTAGGATCTTGGTGTTAGGTCCTTCTATCTCGATGTTGTATGTGCACATGTACTCGTCAGACTCCGGGGAAGCCAATACGAATATCTTATTGTAAAGTATCTTGTATTCTTTATTTATTTCTTGCAACCTTTCGTCTAATAACTCTTTTTTAGCGAATGTGCAAAACAGCTTGTTCATAAGCGATTCTGGTGTTAATTCTAATGTGTTTGTTTCTGTCATAACCTTGTTTAATAAATATTTGTAATTAGTTTAGAATGCATAGCTGGTTCCATGTTTGTGTTTTACCTTCATTTTGCTTGTTTCCAATATAGTTTTGATCTCCTGTAGTGTCTTTTTGCCGTCCTTTTTGCTGAAATCAAATAGAAACGAGTCGTAAGTGATCAGAATTAGCTTGGTCTTGGCGCCTGTCGTTTTAAGATAGTTTTGAATCTCTTGTATCTTATAAATATTTTCTTTAGTCTCTAGGTTTTGCACCACGTAGTTAAACAGCTTGTACTTGGTCATTGAATTGTCCTTCTTGATTATTCTGCCAGTTGGTAACTTGTAACCGCCTTGCTTACTGTATTGCTTCCACATCTCGTCTACGTAAGAACCCATTTGAGCGAAGAAGTCTACGTGTTTGTACTTTTTATCCACTCCACCGTAAAGCTGTTTGAATGTAATAGTTTTTGACTCTTTGTACTCCTCTTCCGTAAGCTCCTCTTTGTTGAAATAGCTTTTACCAAGATATTCGTGAAAAGACTCTTGTGGACATTCAAAATTTATAAGTTTAGCTATTAGCCTCAAGTGATATGCGTCGAAGTCAAATTCAACAAGAAAGTCATTAGAAGGTAAAAAGCAGCTTCTGAAATCGTTCTCTTTTGGAATGGCCAAGAAGTTAATGCCGTTAAACGAATTTGTTGGTCTTCCAGTTAAATTATATAAGTTGTAGCAAGAGTACATCCGCTCCCCTTTAATAGAATAGCTCTGATCGTGAATCTGGTACTTATCTGTCAAACACTTAACGTCTACCTTTATTGGATTCTCCTCGACTGATTTGTACGCGTTAATGAAGTCCTCTTGAGTCTGTAGATCTGTTTCTAAACCGAAGTAGCCTTTAACGTAATCGTACAAACATTGGCACCTTTCGTAGTGCTTCGATATAGGTATTAATTCGTTTGTGATGGGAAGCTGCCCATAACGTGAGTAAAAATCGTGGTGTAAATTAGTATCGCAATCGAACTGGTTAAATTCGTTTGTTTGATCCAGATTAACGAAATGTAGGTCTATAGCGTTAGGTAAATCTAAGAAGTAAGAGTGAAACTTCTTGTCTAATAGGTATACTTTTTTGTGGAGCTTTAAAAACTCTTGAACCATTTTAAAATCCAAGTAAAAGCTTTCAGAGTGTTTGAAAGGGAATATGTAACCCTTTTCACCATCGTTGTAATACAGTAAACTTGGGTACGTCAACTTCGGGTGAACTCTATCGTTGCCCGCTATTAGTTGTACGAAACACTCGTCTTTAATATCAAGGTTGCCGAATTGCGACAAACTTTCTACAATGAAATACATAACCTTTTAATTTGAACTAAATATAACCAATCCAATCGATTGTATTCAATTAATCTATGTAGTGGGTCTTGAGAACTTTGCGTATTCACCACCGATAAACTCTATAAGACCCAAGAAGTTTTTGCCGGCATCTTCCGTATTCTTTTTGTTTACTTCTATAATGCCTAATCGTATATCGTACTGAGAATATCTTTTTGTGTTTAAATCTCCTGTAAGTTTCCAAAACATCTGTGTCACTAAATAAAATGACACATCGTATCTAACCGTTCCATTCACAAACTCGTTGTACTCTTCGGGAGAAATTTCGATAACAAAACCTTTGCTGTTAATCTTCTTGATAAAATATCTAATAAAATAGCCTCTAGTATAATCGTCAACGGTGGGTTTTGGATAATAAGATATAGGTTCTAATGCTTGGGTTTTAGTAACGTTAGTTTGTCTTAAGAATTGGTTCTTTACTGAAGATGGTAAATTAGAAGCGTTTAGATAATCTGAGTTACCGTAATCTTCAATTGTTTTTAATTCTTCGTTTGGTCCTACTATGGGATTAGGTCCACTATAGAATTTATTATCGTATGTTTGATAGTAGTCGCCAGAATAAGGAGCGCCATCTAATGAAAGACGATTTCCGGTTGTCTTCTGATCTGTTTTGACTCTAAATGATGGATAGTATTTTATCATATTAATTTACCTGTTGCGTCTAAGTAAGTAGATAATTTGCCCTCTTTTAAAGCGATGTGTAAGTGAGTATCCCATGTATAATCTGGTCTTGGAGGCTGGCCTACATAACCTAATAAGTCTCCTTTTTTAACCGCACCTTTAGCTACAACTGAATCTAAGTGAGTATAAAACACCTGCGTTTTACCCCATAATGTGAATCTATATCCCCAAATATATGGAACTGTTTCATAGAAGTTTATATTTTCTACCTTGCCATCGAATAGAGCATATACTGGCGTGAAGGCCGGCACAAATAAATCCCACGCATTTGAGCTTTGCCATTGACCTTGTTGTGAAGCGTCTCTTGCTCCATGTGCTGGTAGAGATATTGAATTTCCAAGAGGTTTGCTAGCTCCAAAAAGAAACGAAGACGTAGAAGCTGCAGAGTTTTGCGCAATGCCGGTGCCTCTTGGAGTAGATCCTCCAGATCCGCCCTTTGGATCTATTGCATTATAAAGAGAACTGCCTTCGGGATTAAAAGCAGCTTGCTTTCCCTTTTGAAATTCAGTATTTAAACGTCTTCCTGCAAAATCAGCTCTTGTTTTTAAATATGTCATATTGGCTTTGATGGCTGTAGTCCACTCATTGTTCTCTATTGTGTGAACGTTTCCAGTAACCATAAATCCAACTTTTTGTGAGCCTTTTGCAATGTTTGATTTTTCATCGGTCGATGTAGTTCTAACGTTGTATGTGTATGGAAGAAATTTTTCTGATATTGTAAAGCCCTGCATCATATTGAATCCTGAGATGCCATCCAATGTAAAGTTGATGGATACCGGAATCATGGCTGCTGCTCTAGTCGGCGCGTCTAATTTGCTTACCGTAAGTTTTTCAATATAGTAGTTTGTTGCATGGCCAATATTTTCGGTAGACGGATTGTACGTACCGTAGAAATCTGTTACATTTTTATTGAATTTTAAAGCAGAAGATACTATAGCGTCAATATTTGCTTGATCTACTTTGGTTTTTCCATCTTTTTGTTTAGTTATATCAGAATTCTCTGTTCTGTTTGGAATATATCTATCGCTATAGTATTTGTTGATAAAACCGTAAGGAGTTCCATCTGTAGAATTAGCTGATTTTTTTTGTACGTCTGAGTTAGCACTGATTGCTAAAACATTTGCCATTTTTGAAGATATGTCAGTTCTTAAATCCAAACTTCTGGCTATTGAATTTCTACCATATATTGGAATGTCGTAGTCTGAATTCTTGGGAACGATATCTTCGTCTGATAACCCAGGCACCAATTGATCGTCTATTATTTGAAGACAATTAGAAGCATCGTCATAGGAAAATCTAAATATATTAAAATTACCCAAAGTTTTATTCATATCAGATAGTATCTGTTCTACGAAAGCTTTTAAAAATACGCTATTGGTTTGATCTTGAGAAAAGAACTGCTTAATTATGTCAAAAAGATAATCTATATTAACCAACACATTCATGATCTTACCTCTATAAGCATCGATTTCTTCTGCGCCTTTAAATCTAGGAATGTCTCCAGAAATAGTGTCTTTTTCAGGACTAAATAAAGCAGTTAATGCGTTGTTATTCTCTTTATTGCCTTTTATGCTATTTCCCTCTAAAACATCTGTATAGAATAGCGTTTTATAGTCTTCAAGAGTTCCTTGAAAAGGAATCATAAAAGTCATACCGTTAGTGGTCATGTGACATGGATGACTCAAACAAAAATTAGTTTCAGGATTATAATCCATGTACATTAGAGGCGTTTTTTTTCCTTCTGTTTTTTCGTCGTACAAATTACAACAGTGATTCAATATGAACATTACTAGACCTAACTGAATGTATACAGGGTGTGCTAATCGACTACCTTCGTTAATGTCTTGATTCACGTCGTAAGGAAGCACGTAAGATTTTAATAACTTTTTATAGTCTACTTCTACCTCTTTTGGTATATCTCCTGTAATTTTATTTGAGAGTACAGCAGAGTTAAATCCATACTTTATATTTTTTTCGAATGGATCGCTAGCGCTAAGACTATTGTTTATAATTTTATCTATATATGTTTTAAAGATTCCATCAGAAAATACAGGAACCGCAAATTCTTTTGCCGTTAAATCTACTTCTTTAACTTTTCTTTCTAAATCAATTTTTTTAGAGCTCGCATTAATTGCTTCTATTAAAGAATAAATTTGTATGCTTCTTAAAGTTGCTTCTAAAGAGGATTGATACTGTACTGCTGGTTTGGTTTGTTCGGTGCTAGTATTAGAAGCGGGATTCGTATTTTCTGGCCCAGCTTTAGCCGTATCCTGGCTGGTTAAACTATCTCTATATTTTTCATATTCTCTTGTTGAAGCTTTTGCATTATAAATTTTTATGCTGTCTATTAAGCTTGTATCATTTAATCTTATAGAAACTTCAACATCAACAGTGGTTTCATCGCGATTTGACGTTTCTATTAAACTTCCGTCTGCTCGTCTTGTAGTCTTATTTTTCCAAGTTGTATAAGGCAGTTTGTAATAATATTTTAATTGTAATCCATAGTTTCCAGGTCCTGTCATTGATATGCCGATAGCTTCACCTTTGTCTTTATTTTTGCTAAGGTATCCTGGGTTATATACATCAGTACTTGTTTTAAATTCATTAGTTAAGAACGTATTGGCCTGTAAACCGTCAGGAAATTTTAAATTTGCCAAAGAAATTGAATATCTAGAAAATGTTCCAACTAAATCTGTATCTTTTTTTTCTCCTGTAAAATAAGACACAATATCGTTTAAAATAGACTGCTGAGAGACTGAGTATGCTATTTCTTTGTTTGTATTTTTATTTATTGTAGGAATTTCTACGTCTATTGCAAAATTATAAGGAGTAAAATCTGAGTAATTTTTAGTTGTTAGGAAATTTGAAGGGGAAAAATATTGGGTTTGAATAGAATATTTATTCGGTGCTGTAGCAATGGCCAGCTTCACAGTTTCTACAGCTAATTTATTTAGCAAAGCTTTGCTTTTAAGATCGCTAGAAAAACCTACAGATTCTATAATTTTATTTAAATCTTCGTTACCATTTAAAATCACTCCAAATTTTTTAATATATAGTTTGTTATCGATACTATTATTATAATAATAATCGTATTCATCTTTTTTATTATAATCTTTGCCTTTTCTATCTCTAGCGACTAGACTACTAGGAGCTGATGCATATCTGCTAAAAAATCTTTGAGTTACATTAGATAAATCGGTTTCTGCTGCTATGTTTTCGTCTTTTTTGTTATCACCTATTAAAAAATCTGAATAACTATCAAAAGCTTTAAGTTTTTCCTCTCTTTCTTTCTCTTTTGCTTTTTTTACTTTCGCGGCTTCTGCTGCTTGTTCTGCTTTTACTTTTTCATCTTGTTGTTTCTGTATGGTTCTATAAAGGCTATTTAATTGTTCTATTGTGGTTTTTAATGGCTGAGCTAAAGTTGCAGGTTGATTTATCTTTAGACTATCTGCTAAAGATCCAAGTCCAACTAGCTTTAAAACGCAATCGTATCCGCCTTCTTGATTGTACGAGAAAGAGAAATTACTAACCATACCCAACATACCATCATAGTTGCCTTTGGACTCTCTTCTTTTTAAACCTAAATCAAGAGCTATCTGTTCTTTTGTTAAGTTATCTTTGAAAGGATCTAAACTAAATAATTCAGTAGCGCTTAAATTTGAAGATTCTGACTCGTAGTAGAAAGTGTTTCCCCATTCCAAAAACATTGTGTATCCCAACTTAAAATACAAAGCATCTATTACGTCCAACTGACTTTTGTCCCAAACTTTAAATTCTATTGTTGCGCCTCTAATAGATCCCAATCGACCTTGAGTTTCTATAACAACTCTGCTTAGTCCTGGCATTGGACGATAGCCAAAATCTCTAACCTCTTGATCTCCTAATAAAGAGTAGGTTTCTTTAAAACCTTTTCTTAGTTCGTAGTTGGTTTTACCTCCTTGATTGTTGTACTTAGAAACTCCACCGTATAGCACAAAGTTTTTCGATAAATCTTCTGGTTTGGTTAAGGTTAAGCCTGTTAATTCAGAAAAATATTTTGTATCTGATGGTTCGGTTATATTGATAGAAGACACTAATCTAACCCAACCAGTTTTGTTTCCAAGATACTGTAGGTTTGCATTGTCTCTATTGGCTTGAGTTCCTTTTTTGCTTCTAGTTTGTAATTGTTCTAAAAGCCAAACAGGAATGTGTGTACCAATAACGTTAGATATTTTATTATCGTTTTGTGCCATACTATCTTAATGAGTTAGCGTTTCTGTATTGATTAACTACAGACTGAATATCTGAAGGAATTCTTAATTGAGCGCCTGGCGGTGGATACAGTGAATCTCCTGGTAAAGCGTTAGCCGATGCTATAATCCACCAAAAGCTAGTGTCTCCGTAAAAGTCGTAAGCCATTAAATCTAATCTATCTCCTAGTACTACTATCACATAAGTGTCCTCTTCTGAAACTGGAATTTCTGGATAAACGTTGTTGACATAGTATTGGCTACCTGTTGCTTGGTATTTTATTATGTCTATATTTTGGTATCTGTTAAAGCTCATATTCTTATGTTATTGGTAAAGAATCTCCCGATTTTTCTAAACCATTTCGTTTCATTATCGGTTATTTAACGTTTCGTTGATGTTGAAAAGTAATTCCTCTCTAGTTGGAGCTGGGCTATTACTTTCTTGATTGATACCCGCGAAAATAGCTAAAGCGTTTTGAATTTCGGGTATTGCGGCTTGACGTTTTCTTTGCTCTTCTGTTTTACGGGTATCATTATCTTTCTTTTGTAAAGTATCAACTATAAAGTTTCCGTTTGCCAATAAAGCAGGTGTATCTGTAAGATCTTGAGCTCTTCTTGGTAAAATATCCATAATTGGTTTGAAGGTAATGCTTACATTTAAGTAATGCGGTAATTCGGCTACTTTTCTGCCGCTGTATGCATCATTTTCTTGATTTATTTCCCAAGAAGCATTATCTTCTATTGTAATATTGATGCTTTCTAAAACTCCAGGCGTTCTATATAAATAATCACCAATGGTTAGTTTAATGATTGGCGCTCTCATTGCTGAAGTATTTGGACTATAATCCGGATAAACTTGACTGGTTAAATAGTTTAACTTCTCGTACATTGGTCTCAATTCAGGTCTTGATTGAGCAAATATTTTGAATGAGAAAGAAACCGTACGATCGAACCCTTGATAAGTTCTAAAGTTTTCACCTCTACCCAAATATCTAAAAGAGTTGTATTCTCCAGAGTGATTATCGGATATGCCAGATAAGAATGCTCTAAATACTAAAGCTGTTGTCTTTGTAGGATTATCGTTGGATATAGCTTCGAAAGCAAATTTAATTATGTCTTTAGCGTAGTCACCTGAAAATGGGGTGTCTCCTTCGTTAACAGTAAATGGGGTTAAAGCATTTAATCTATCAATACCGACATCTGTACCTGGAACATAGAAAATGTAAGTTTTATTTAATCTACTAATTCTAGGATCTCCAGGGTTTCCGGCGTTCATTGCGTTTTGAATACTTTGTTCAGAAAAATTCCACTTTCTTGCTTGTTGCACTGGACTTGCTACTTGGCTTCTGAAATCTTGTATTTTTGAAACGTCTTGAAACAGCGCATTAACTCCGTTAGGTTTTTGATTCTTTATTTGATCGTAGGTAAGAGTAAGTATATTTGAAACTAATGTTGTATCTGTAGCTCTTCTTATTATTGTTTTTCCAACACCATAAGTAGATCCAGGGCCTTGTATGTAATCGAATAGGATACTTTTATTCAAAGACATGCCCAAAGTATTGTACAAATTAGGATCTGTAAATTTTACCTCTTTGTTGCTGTTAAACATTTTAGTTTGATAGAAAGCGTATAGTCTGTTTCTATCTTTTCCGTTTACTGTAGTGAATTGCTTTTGAATGGTAGCTGCGTAAAAGTTTTGAAACTGAAAGCCATTGATACCAATTCTATCTGGATGATAGCCTGTACCCGAACTTAATACAGCGCTCAACATGTTCTTTCCTGATGGATCGTATATCCAAGTATTTGGGATAGTTCCAAAAGAAGTAGACTGGTAACCTTGCGTGGTTTCCATTCTAGGATTTGTTTTTTGTAAATTTACTTGCTTGTTTAAAAAAGCAGGTCCTTTAGATCCGTCTTTAAGAAACTTTGATATTCTTAATTGATCTATCTCACCGGTTAAAGTTCTTCTGGCCGTTCCTGTTCCTGGGTCTAACTCTGCTCCGCCTCTTATTGGATAATCTAAACTGTTTCTGTTTCTTTGATAGAATTGTAAAATAGAATTTGTAACCGGTCCCGCATCTTGCATCGGAAATTTAACGTAAGGTAAACCGGAGTTTCCCCCTTGAGGTTGATCCATTCCGTATTTCAACGTGGTAAAGTCTGTCTTCTGATTTAAGAAAACTGAATCTGATAAGTTGGAAGAGTTATAGTTTAGTGGCATTAAGAGTTGTATCTAGTTGTGTCAAAATTTGTGTAAGAATTGTTTTGAAAACTATTTAATACTAATTTACCGGTTGGAACTCCGTCTAACATAACGTTTCCTGTAACGAATCTCACTTGCGCGTTAGACGCATCAGGTTTTTGAGTTACCAATTTTGTCAATAACTCAACTGTCTTTGTTGAATTATCTGCGGTCATTTTAATTAACTGTAAACTGCTAGCTCCCAAATAGGTTTCTCCTGAGTCAACTTGGGCAATTCCAGAAGTTTTAACCACTCCACCTTTGGCTAGTTTTCCATAGCTTTTACCTCTTAGGTTTTCAGCGAAGCCTTTGATATTATCTCCGTAATCTTCTGCTATTTCGTCCTTTCCGAATAAAAATAAATTTGCTATCTTAGAAGCTCCATTAACGAAAGTTCCTATGCCTTCTAAAACTGTAGCAAAGAAATCTTTTAATCCGTTTACAAACCCTTGAATTTTACTTGGATTCGACATAAACTCAATAGCTTTGTCTATGAATTCAGTAACTCCTGAATTCGCTATAAGACTTGTGAATCCTTGTTTGATTTTTTCTATCAATCCCGCTAATCTTTCGTTAGCTGCTCCTGAAGCCAGAGCTTGATATTGTTGCTTTTCTTGTTCGGTAGTAATGTCCTTCATCGTAGCGAACCTCTTCTTCGCTAATTCGTACTGTTGCTGCGCTGACTGACCATCTTTAGCTCCTATCTTAGATAGGAACTCTTGCTTCTTTAACATGTCGGCCATCGTGTCCCTAGTCATACCAAAGCTAGATGCTAGTGACTCTGCTGCGATTCTATTTAAACCTAAGAATTGTTCTGAATTTCCAACCTGTTTTGTTATCTCTTCAGCTGCTGTAACTAAATCGTTGTTTAAGAAAGCTTCTCTTGCTTTATTTAAGTTGATATCTTTTCCGGTCAACAACTGAGCTTCCATTTCTTTACTAATAGAAGACTCGTAATCCAAGAAAGAATCTGCCAATGCGTCTACCTGTTTTAATTCTAGACCCATTGCTTTTGTTTGCAATACGGCCTTTGTAATTTTTTCTGGATACTTTGCGAATGTTAATCCTAAATAGCCTCCCAAATTACTAACCTCTTTTAATACCGCTTTGTAGTCTTGCGTAGCTAACCCAGCTTTTTTAAGATTCTGTACTTGTTGTAGTACATTTCCAACAATGTTCGCTGATTCTTTTCCAGTAATTACAGAAGTTTGAGCGATGCTGGCTTGTATGTCTTCTTCTAATCCTAAAACGTCTTTTAATCTTATGTTAGTGCTTAGTATCTCGTTAGAAAAAATTGCAGTAGTGCCCAATTGTTTGCTTAAAGCAACTTGAGCTTCGTATAGTTTTTTAGGATTTACAAAAACATCTTTAGTACTGCTAGCTATGTTACTAAAGTTGTTTGCTAGTTTTTGAGATTCGTCTGCGCTTAAACCAAGTTCTCGACCCATTTTTACGAACATGGAATTGGCATTCATCGCATAATCCATGAAAGTAGACATTATATCGACTACTCCACCAAGCAATCCACCAACTAATGGTATCTTTTCTAAGAACCCGCTAATTGGTTTTGTAAGATTTTGAATTGGTCCTTCTGCTAATTCTCCGCCCAAAGCTTTCATTCCACCAACCATTCCGTCTCTAAACATTTTTATTGTTCCTTGTAAAGCGGAGTTTAATGCTTTAGCCGCTCCTAAGAATAAACCGGCTTTGAATAGAGGATCATTTTTCCAAGAGTCTGCGAAAGAAGTTTTGAATGCTTTAAAACCGGCTTTGAATACGCTTCCGCCGGCTTTTGGAACTTCAATTAAAGGGATAGGTTCTAAATTTTGTTGAGCTCTTGTTACGTTCTCAATTGCTATGAGTTTATTTTTAGCTGTAATTTCTTCTACTAATTGAAGGTTTCTGGCTTGTTGTACCATAGCCTCGTAAACCTCGCTACCCATTCCTAATTTCTTAGAAAAGTTTTCAAATAGTTTACCTGTAACACCTATAGAGCTTTGTATTTCCTTTTCTTTAGCTAATTCTTTTTCGAGCTCTTTTACAGTAAGACCAATTATCTCGCTGCTTTTTGATCTAGCTACATATTGAGCTTGTAAAGGAGTTAAGTTTTTAGTTTCTTTTTCTAAAAGCCTTTCTGCGATAGTTAATTGTCTTTTTGCAGAAGATATGGCTCTTGCGTTTCCGCTTGCTAAAGCTTCTGATAAGTTGTCTTCTTTTTGTTTTTTCTCATCCAGTAATTTAACATAATCTTGAGCGCCTTTTAATTGTACTGCGCTTATTTTTTGAAGATCTGCTTGCGTTTCATTTAATTTGGCGGTGTTTACAAACTGCTTGGATATCTGATCGTTTATCTGTGATTGTATTCTCTTAACGTCTATGGCATTAGTTCTAAAGCCCTCAATAGAAGATCTAACCTTATCGTATCCGGTTTGAAGCTTTTTTAGTTCGTTTACCTGATCTCTGATAATGTCTCCAAAATCAGCGCCATCTCTTACTAGCGCTTTAAAAACACCTTGTAATTTTTTTGCTTCTTCTGCCCCTGTAGATGATTTTGGGGTACTGCTATTTTGATTTTCGTTGGACATGGCTACAAATAAATATTTAAGCCTTTGGTTTTGCCTTGCTTGTTACGTAAGAAGGTTTTGACTTAAGAGATTGCTTAACGGCGTCAGGCATTTGAACCTTACTTTTGTCGCTTTGCTCGGTAAGAACTTTGTCGTTCTCGTTCTGAGCCTCTTGCAATCTGTCTAGGTGTTCCTTTATCTTTTTTATATTGAATTTCCTCTTTGGGATATCCATGTTCCAGACCTCAGTATAATTAAAACCTCCGCCCCCATGATAAACGAGGTCGAAGACTTCAGTCATAAAGACACCTCTATATTCCGCTCCCGGGAAAAAAGAACTCGGCTGTCATTGGCAGCTCGTCGATGACCTCCTCTCCATCTTTAGTCGAAAAAGTGATCTTTGTGTCGATATCTGGAATTACGCTCTCTATGTATTTTCTCAAAGGAAGAGAATCTTGGGATAATAAAGCTCCGCTATCGATAAAGTCTCTAACTGTTTTTGTAGAATAATCTCCGTTAATAGAAGTGATCTGATGTTTTAACTTTGTAGTCAATAAACCTGGTGCAGCTTCTCCTAAATTCTTTTTCATGCCTTTCATCTCTTCGTCGATTTTTCTATCGTCTGCAATTGTTAAGGCTTTGAAAGTAACAGTGTTTTTGGTGAAAGGGAGTTCGAAACTAAATTCGTTCTTTTCGTTGAATAGAGTGGTATCAATACTCTTATACTTAACAGACTGTAAATCGCCTTTAACGACTTCTGATTCCATCGTATTTGGATTGAAGTAGTTAAAAGAGTAGTCTTTACCGTAAGCCAATATTCTAGCTGCGATAAGAATAGCGTTCCTGTCGCCCAGGATCAGATCCTCGTAGTTTATTGGAGTTTTAATGATAGACTTAAGCATTCTTTCAATAGCTAAGCCTTGACGTAACAGATTCGCATTGGTGAGAATGTCCTCTTCTCTAGCGGTCATGTATTTGATTTCGATTTGCCCAGAAGCTAATGGGGAATCTTTTGGGTATAACAAACCCTTTGATGGAAGATCTACCATTTCGGTAGGTACTGTAAACTTTGGTTCTGACATGTAATAACTATTTTAAATAAATATAATCTATTAAAATTTCAGGGAACAAAAAAAGACCGCGGTGAGGCGGCCTTTCTTTTATATTCGTTATTTTTATCTTAGAAGTTCAAGATAGCGTAGTCCATACCCAAAGTCAAACTGATTTCGGTAGGATCTGAAGTAGACCAGTCGTAAGTTCCGAAGTTTGTTTCTTTGATGAAAGCGCCCTTGCAAATCCACTCTGATACAATATCTCCAACTGGACCTAAGATCGATAAGTTAATGTCTTTCTTATAAAAGTCAGAATAACCGTTTCTACCTGTTACAGACTCGTGATGTAAACGTACCCATTCCATTACAGCCTCTTGGCCTGATGGACTGATTGGATTGTATAAAGACAATGTGATGTCTCTCCACTCAGCTTTTCCTTTAATCTTACGATAAACATTGATGTGATCTAATTTGATTTCATTTAAAGTAAGACCTGGTGCGTCCGCTTTTTTAATCATATATGAAGGAATACCGTCGATGTACATTACAAATCTATTCGATACTGTAGGTTCGAAAGCGGTAAACATTATTTCATTTGGGTCTAATACTGGCATTTTTGGTTGTATTTAGTATAAATATTACTTTTACTTATTTTTTCTTCTCGGCCGCTTTTTTCATATCTGCAGCTTTTTTGTCAGCAACCTTCTTAGCTTCCGCTTCTTTCTTTTTCTTCTCGTCAGCTTTTTTCTTGTCTTCAGCAACTTTTTTAGCGTCTACTTTTTTAGCTTCGTTTAAACCTGCGCCTTGAT